TCTGGAAAACCTCGGCGAGAAGCTGATGAAGTCCGAAAACTTTGAAATGGCAATCGGCGAGATCGTGTGGCTTATCACGCTTCTGGCAAATCAGAGCATCCTCGTCCACAACCTCAAGGATAAAGAGCATCCCAAGGAGCTGCTCACGGAGGATGTGGTGGAGCTTCTGACTACGCCGCTTGATCTTGCCGGTTATAAAACCGCCATTACGGAAGCGCTCTACAAGGGCACCAAGCGGAATGTGGAAAGTGAGAAAGACGCAAAAAACGCACAAGTCGGGTAACGGTCTCCGATGCGGAGCTGTTTACCCGGCTTCTTTATTACGGCCTTGCCCACCTTCATCTGTCGCAGGATGAGGTGTGGCTGATGCCGTTTGGTCTGCTGCTGGATCTGTGGGAGTGCCACAAACAGTATAACGGGCAGGCCTCACCGGCACGAGAGCATTACATCGACGATATTATCCCGGACGGCATTTAAGGAGGTGACGGTACATGGCAGACAGTTTCGGACTGAAGATCGGTCTTGAGGGCGAAAAGGAATTCAAAAAAGCACTGGCGGACATTAACCAGTCCTTCAAGGTGCTCGGCTCCGAAATGAAGCTCGCCACCTCTCAGTTCGATAAGAACGACAAATCCGTGGAGGCTCTCGCCGCACGGGAAGTGCTCGGGGCGGTGACGTCGCCGGAGGTCATCAGGAACAGAACGGAGTTCTCGGTGAAGTCATCGTACCAAGACCACCCGTAGTGATACCAGAAGTTAGTGTACAGGCCGCGGGCGTTCATGGGGGTCGGGACCACACGAGACAGCTTCGGAGTGTAGCCGATGGCATCCCAGTCCAGCAAGCACCCGAAAACATTCGACAGCTGCACCGCTTTATTCTTGGATGCCACACCGGCGTCAGTGGTCACGACAGGCGTTGCGGAAATGGTCTCGCGCTCGTCGATGTTCTGCCAGAACGTGACCTGTTCGGCGTCGCGGTACTTCAGCATATTATCGTGGAATACCTCGGGAATCACGCGGGCGTCGATCTGGCTCTGTGTGCCGCTGTACAGATAGAGGTGCTGACGATCATACGGAGTGTGGCGCATGATGTTGTACGTCGTGCCGCCGATCTCCCAATTCTGGTGCCAGTTAATGGACCGTTCTTTCATCAGGCGCGAGATGTCATTGATACGGCCATAGGCGTATTTTGCAAAACCCGGGAAGTTCGCTTCTTTGTAGACGTCCTTCACCGTCAGGCTGGTGCCCTGCTGGGCGTTGTACTCATCGAGCAGATAAACAACGCTGTGGGGGCTGGTCACAGTCATGCCGGTCAGATGGTTGGCCATCAGGTTGTTGGCAAGGTTGCGCCGGTCTGCCTCGATCTGGTTCGACAGGTGCAGCACGAAAGACGACCAGAACTGCGCCAGTTCCTCGGGGCCCTTGAAGGCCGCTTCCATCTGGGTATCAGCCTGTGTGTACACGCGGCTGTAGTTGGTCTGGCCGTAGTAGTTTGTCTGAAGGACTTTAGGCTTGTGGACTTCGTACATATCCACGCTCTGGCCGTCCTCCAGCGCCCACGCTTTATCGGTGACGGGGTCGGAATCGCAGAAATTGATCTTCCGAACATGGTTCGACCAGTCGTCGCCCGTCACCTGCAAGCGCTTCAAGGGCGCATCGTAGGGGCGGACGGCAAAAATGGTACGTCCCAACACCTGACTGATCGCTTTGGTGTAGTTGTCGGTTCCGGTCAGCAAAGTGGCCTGCGCAACCGACACAAAACTAGACGTGTCCACGATGGGCGACGTCGGTTCCTGACCGGTTGCCATTTTATTGATCTCGGTTAAAATTGCGGCAATGTCCGCAAAATCCATACCAAGAGGCATATTATTTCACTTCCTTTCCATAGGTTGGATCGATAATTCGGGCCGTCACCGTGTCGGCGTTGGCCGTCGGCTGCTGCTGGATGCCGAGGCCCAGCGCGTTCGCCTGTAACGTCTGGGTCATAGTCTGCATTGCCTGTGCGGTAGTCTGCTGACCCTGCAAAAGCTGCTGCAACAGGGTCTCGAGGCCCTCGTACTGCGGCGCGGGCTGTGGGACGGGCTGCGGGACGGGCTGCGGCGCGGGCTGCGGGACGGGCTGCGGCTTCTCCATAGCTTCGATCTCCGCTTTGGTGTATCCGGCCATAGCGAGGGCCGCTTTTTCACTGATTTTCAACTTCTTTCGCCTCCATTACAACGTATGTATCATGTGCCAAGCATTCAACAACTTTGTCGTTGTCTCCTTTGGTTACGGGGCCCACCGCGCAACACTGCCGCGTGTGGGCGACGTCGGCCCAGTCGCTATAATAAGGGATTTTCAAACGGGCGCACAAATCAGCCAGCAGAAACGCGCGCTCGTTTGTGATCGACTGGGCGAAAATGATATAGCATCCCATAAGTCAGCTCTCCTTCTTGATGTCGTCCAGAGCGAGCCGCATTTCGGTAATAGCAGCGGTATTCTCCTTAACCACAGTGTTACACTGATACCACATCAGCAGAAAGGCAGCGATAGGAAAACCAACGTTAGAAATAGCCTGAATCACAGTATTAGCATCCATTTTGTGCACCTCCTTATATATACAAGTAAATCCTTGGTTCTTGCGCTGGCTGACGCTTGCCCGCCCCTTCTGGGGGCTGCCTGTGGGCACCAAGGATTATCTTTAATATATATCAGTTGTGTAAAAAAGTCAAGTACCGCAATATTCACGGAAGAAAATTTCATCCGAGTACCGCTCAAATTCAAGTTGCCGCTGCAAGTATGCGGGCCAAATGTACCCATACGCGGCCCTAAACCGTTTCCGTTCATAATCGCCGGTGCCGTAAGTGGGCATCTCGCCCGATCTGTGGCGGCAAACATAGTAAAGGGGTTTGCTCTTGTGCTCGTATATGCAACACCGGCCAATCTGTACAAGTGGGTAATATTCACGCAGGGGCCGGGACACCACCAAACTCTTTTCTTCGGCGCTATACTGGTTCTCAATAGCTGATCTATAAAAGTCTGTGCCGCTCATAGACCTATAGAGAGCCGTATTTGCTTTTTCCTTTGCTATGGGACTATCGACAAGATCGACCAGCAAAATGCCTTTATCGGCCAACAGCTTCACGCGCTCTTTCTTCCCGATCATCTTTTCTACTGTATCGGTGATATCCCACTGCATATAATAGGGGTTTGCCATGCCAACAGCGTTTGACATACACAGCAGCGTCAAAGGCTTTTGCCCTTTAAGCTCACGGTTACGGTTTACCGTTTCATATATGTTAGCGAGGCCCACGCCCTCGCCTCGCCGATAGTAGTCGGACTCTTCTTTCTGGTATTCATCCAAAATAATAATGTTAGTGTGAGGACTTGAAAAACCACGGGTGCGGGCCAGGGTGACGACGCTCCCCACAACTCCGGCCATTTGGGCCGGTTTTATGGGAGACCCTGTATCAGTGTAGGCCCCTGCGTTGCCTACTTCATACAGTCCCGCTATTTTAGGTATTTTAAACGGGGCGTAATGCGTTTGTAGATCATCATTCAACGGAGACCACGGCCACATACTGGGCGACGCACAAATAAGTTCCGCTTGCTGCGGCGTGCGGCGCAGATACAGAAATTCCTCCTCGGTCTGGTGGACGTGCTTTAGCGCTCCATAGGTCTTGCCGGTGCCACGTCCGCCCCATATAAAAATAATAGACGCCCCTGTTGACAAAATGCCGTTTTTTTCGGAAAAATTCGGCCATCCTTCATCGGTGTACAGTTTAATCATCAGATAACCTCCATAATCTTGTACCCTAATATCTTTGCGTATTCGTCGGTTATTCCCAAAGTGTAGGTATTTTCGCAAATACACAGGTTTCTTGTTATGTGGACCGTGTGCCCGTCAACAACAAAATCGGGAACATTGGGGCGATCATTATAAATAACCTGATTTCCTGCCGCCAAACAAAAAGTAAACCCGGGCTTGAAAACCTCAAAACCACCCCACAGGGCCAGCTCTAAACCGCCCTTACGCTTGCTGACTCCTGCTATTGTGGTAGTAATGGGCCCACCTTTTTTATAGGTAGTCGCGTATTTTTTAGCGCCCCACGTCATAAACTCCGCATAGCTGCGCTCCTGCTCGTACACGCCCATGTAATGAGTATTGCCTTTTGGGTCTGTTGCGCAAGCGCCGTTGTCTTTTGCGAGCTGCTTCACTGCTTTGTTAAACTCCGACAAATCAATATTGCCCATATATTTGACACTGTCGGTGTCGCAGTACACGCCATTCTTGCCCGCGGCCCACTGCGCTAGTTTTAGGCGCTTGCGAGTGTGGGCAGTAGTCCATACGCCCCATTGATACGGCAGGAATAAGTGAGGGCGGTGGTCATTATAACTGCCCTCCGGGTCGTCGGTGCATTCGCTCCAAAGATTGTCGGGGTCGTCCTCGTCAAAAAGTGTGTCCAGCTGCAAGGGGTCCTGCGCTGTCATACCATAGTAGCTGTTCAGATCGCCCTTGGCCTTAACATAATACAAATCTTGACCGGCTACACCTTTAAGGGATGTTTTGCCGGCGTAGCTCTCTTTGACGCAATCCGTCAGGGGCTTTGGCAGTTTGCCATAATCGGACGTATACAGGTCCAGAACGTTAAGAGCATCCCAGTCATACTCTTTTGCAATGATTCTAAAATCTATATCTGTTATGGTGATCTCTAAATGTTCAGCAGACAACAGTCGCCCGTTGTCGTTAATGTATCCTTCACAGTGCCGTACTTTTGCGAGTGGAATATAAGGAAAACCCCACCACTTGAAACGTTGGCGCAAACCTTTTACTTGCAAGCGCATCAAACACGCCTTGCCGTGCCTCATACATTGCATCAGCCACCCGACGGTGGCGGGCTCCTGCCTAAATGGAGTCATAGGAAAATAACATTCACATTGTACGGCTGGGTATGCACTCGACATATCCACGGACCCGACGTTTTCCAGATGGAGCCCCACATAATAGCGGTTGGCGTGGGTGTCACCGCCTCGGAATGCCTCACGCAGCATTTGATATAGTTCCCACGACGGCAGTAAACGCTTGACCCGTTTAATGCCCCATTTGTACATAGCCTCCCGTGCCATTCGTCGGACATAGCCGGTGCGCGTCAATGGTAACGTATAGAGGTCGTCGCCGTCTCGCTTCATCTCAATTAGCAGGCACTCTACAATACACCGAACATCATTGATGCAGTACGATAATTCGGTAGATGTCAAGGGAGTCCAGGGATACCGCACTTTTGAATAATCAAGAGCGCCTGTTAATTTGGCATGAGGTGCACCCAGCTGCTTGCCCCAAGCATCAAGGGACAAGTTGCTGTGTCTCATACTGCACCGATATTCAATAGCGCGGTTGTCACATTTTAAGACCCGGCGGGGCTTGCTGGCAAACACATCGCCCGGGCCAAAATCCAAAACACCCGACAAATATTGGAATTCATGGGCAAGATTATGGACGTACATACATAAATACCAATCGCCGTGCGGGCCACTGTTGGCTTGCAAATAATCGCTGATCGCACCTGTAAAATTTAACCACTCATCCCACGTCCTGCCGATAATGGTAATATCCAAACCTAGTTGACATTGCCAAATATACATAATGGTGTGGGGGTTGTCGTCGGCGTCAACACACACGCGGCTTGTTTCAATATCAAACGCGCACGGCATAACTACATACAAACGCTTCTTGTTCGTTTTGCACTTTTTGCCTTTGGTGTGCTTCCTGTCCAGATGCTCCATGAGCCAAGGGACCGGGTTGTAATTACAAGCCTCCGCCAAAACCTCCGCGCAGGTCGGCGGAACTGCTGCCGTCACTATAGTCCCACTCTTTGCCATAATTTACCTCACCTTGTTGCCACTTAACAAAATCGTCAATACTGACGTTGTAGCCGCCTTTCTCGCGCCAGTACATGACCGGCTGATCGGACGGATAATAATACACGCCTGATGCCTTCACGATGTCCCACCATTCCGACAGGGCCGTGTATTGATCTTCGGGCACATCGGCTATGTCAATACCCCCGACTTTCATTTTTTGCGTAAATTCGGCACGTGCACCGCCCACGGTGGAGCCTTTGGCGCGCACAAATCGCGCTACATCCGCTAGGGCCTGTTCCAATGCTTTGCGGTCTCCCCGCATAGATTTTAGTGTCGGGAAACCTCCGGCAAATTCTTTATAAACGTCGCTTGTACCACTGATGGGGTCCCGTGACAAGCGTTTGATACGTTTCTGCGCAATGTCACGCAGTCGGGAATACTCTTTTCGCATCTGATTATCTGGCCAAGACTCCAAGGCATAGGGGGTATACAGCTCAGAGCTGTATTTGAGGGTCGCGCTTGCTTTAGCTGCGCCTACTGCCATGCTTCCCACGCTCCTTTCTATTCATGATCTTATAATACCAGTCGAGGGGGTATGCTTCAATGCCGAGACCGTTGAAAATAATTTTAGCCCATTCAGAGCGGAAAAATTCAACATCTTTATTTGTGACTCCACTGTATACAATGGCTAAGGCAATACATATCATGGAGTCGTTGCAGTTCAGCATGGATACTCTGTTATCTCTACTTTTCATTGGGGCCTCCTATAATAAATAAGGCCGCC